ATGCTGCGTGTCGAAGTGACTATAGATAAGCTGAACGCGAAGAGTTTTCCGGTTGGCTACACCAACGCACTGACGGAGGAGTTAACGAATCGCCTTAGCCGTAAATTTAGCGATCTTGACGTAAAGGTGAGGTTTGCAGGAGCTGATGGGTTAACCGTTCTTGGAGGGGCTAGTGAGGATAAGGATACAGTCGAAGAGATTTTGAAGGATACGTGGGAAAGCGCTGATGATTGGTTTCAGGCTTGACTCTTGATATGTTATAAATTCGTTACCACACTAAAATTACAACACAACACCAAAGATTACTATAGCCCACAGAGCCTCGCGTGGGCTTTTTTATACCTGAAATATCACTATCTTGCGAGGTGTGGCGTAGGGAAAAAACTATCAGCATCATGCAATTTCAGAATTTTGCTCACCCTAATTGTTTGGAGTAATCATCAAAATCCAATATGCTTGGACGGGAATATATAGAGCAATAACAAGGAAATGTTATGGAAGCGTCACGATTTATTAAGGCTATAGCCAAAGGAATCAAATCTATTCCCATGGATTTCTATTTGGGGGTTGAACGCACCTTTCAGGATTTGAATCTGTCTGACGGTGGACGACTTTATCAACAACGTAATATGTCAGATGACGCGCGTTTTTTAACAGCCTTCAATCATCTCATTCGAGACCGCCATATTATTACTAAAGTCGCCGATATCATCATCAACGATACCTTGCGCCGTCTGCCAGATGAAATTATCCAGCAATTACACCAAGAACTTATCTATGGTGCCACGGGGAAAGTCACACGCATGGCAGCTCAAACCCTGATATCAGGTTATATCAGTGGCAAGGTCGTCAGTGGCTTTGCAGCCAGTACAGCGGTAACGATGAGTTTCAGAGTGGGGACCACCGCGATGATATCCATCGTCATGTTACAGGGGATTGCCGCCCGCGCCAGTCAAGCATCTCGAACATTGGCTCAAGAACATCCCGATCTTTTTCATCGACTCAAACCGGATGACTACGATATGTTGTTCTTTCTTTTTGAGAAGCCCTTTGAGCGTTTTATTCAACTCAGTCACCAAGTCAAAAATAACCCTGTCGCTTTGAGGCACTTTTCAGATGAAATCAAAAGTTATTAATGGGTTATTGCGGTTTATCTTCGATATGATTGGCGTTATCGTGACGTTTTTCATTGCGATTGGGCTGATGATTGCTTACGCCTTCTATGAAGGGATAGCGGCATGGGGAGTGGCTATCGGCAGCATCATCGTCGGCTGGATCATCTTCTGGGTCGTGCAAAAATGCAGTGATAAACTGACCTCGACCCAACAAAAATAGAGGTTATGCTGGCGTGATAGCTAAGTTTTTTTTTATTCCTTTCAATCGCCGGGCAATTCAGCCCGGTTTTGCTATTTATGCACCATTTTAATAGGGATCCATACTGACTTATCACTATGACACCACAACTCAATCTGCGTGGGTGTAAGAAAACACTAATGATTAGCTTAAGTTACGAAGATATTTTACCTGAATGAATGAGGTGAAAATCTAGAGTATTTATAGAATTATCCCATTGGATAACCACATTTTAACTATGTCATAAATCGTGTACAATTAGTGCATAGATATTACTTAACGTCATGTTAATTTTCATTGTTACTCAGAGGGAGTGTGAATTGAATTCAGTTACAAAGCTTGATGCGTTAACTACGTTACGTTTTTTTGCAGCGGCAATGATAGTAATAGGCCATGTCCATCCCTTGTTTGGTTCCCTTGGGATCACTGATAACTTCGTGCTCTCTCAAGGAGTTTCTTTTTTCTTTATATTATCTGGTTTTATCCTCACTTATAATTATAGAACGTTTCAAGATAATAAATCTGTGCAAAGATTCTTGGTGGCAAGGTTTGCCAGAATATGGCCTCTTCATATAGCAACGCTGACAATCTGGATAACTTTATTTTATCCTAACATAATAAATGATTTTATTTCATCAACTGAAATTACTTTTAAGTTAATTTTAAATATATTGTTACTTCAGTCATGGTCTTTTACTGCACCGTGGATTCTTTCATTCAATGGGGCGGCATGGAGTATTTCGACAGAAGCATTTTTTTATATAGTGTTCGCTTATATTTTTATAAACCAAAAGAAAAGACTCCCAATAAGCATTGGTATAAGTATAATTTCACTTATTGTAATTATAATTATAGCAACAAGATTGAATCTATCAGAAGCTGATGGTAGTCCTGGGTTTACAATGTACAGCATGCTATATACCAACCCAATAACAAGGGTTTTTGAATTCCTATTTGGCATTTGCTGCGCGAAGATTTTTTTTAGATACAAATCCTATTTTTATAATATAAGAAATAGTTATTGGTTGGCACTTGAAGTTATATTTATTGCAGTGACGATCTTATCATTATATATCGCAGCAAGACCATCGTTCATTGCTGATACTCTTGGGATAGGTTCTTCATATTATTTTTCAAAATCTGGAATTTGGTTTTCTTGGGGGATTTTGATTTTAACATTCTCACTTAGTAATGGTCCGATCTCGAAACTACTATCTTTAAAGCCTATGGTTTTTCTTGGTGAAATAAGTTTTGCTCTTTATCTAGTACACATATCAATATATAACTACGCATACTTCTATGGTGATTTTATGAAAAGCTTGGGGGTAAGTGGTGTGATTATGTTTTGGGTAGCGTGTATAGCAGCATCATCTTTATTGCATCTTGCTGTAGAAAAGCCGTGTAGAAAATTAATAATGAGGTGGTGGGATAAAAGATCTAACGCATAAGGGATGATATAATCATCACAATGACTTTCAGATAATAGCTAATTTTACTTACTCATTGTTTATAGCCCCAACAGAAAATGGTTGAGGCTATTTATATAGTAACATTATTTTTAAAGATATTAGAAAGTTGCACAGCACGGACAAAAATAAAATAGTTAATATTAAAGATCAATGCGGTTCAGGCATTCCTGGTGAAAGCTGATTAATTGAATCGTAGTAAGCCTTCCACTTAGGATCAGTCACTTCGACTTCCCCTAAATTTGAAAACTGTTCTGGCATAGGTGGAGTGGCTGAAAACCAACTAACAATCTTTGTTTTGCTGTCGTCTGAAAATTGCACAATTAGACTCATATAATATATCCCCCACAAATAAATACATAAGTTGCTGTCGTAGAGTTCGCCATTTTAAAATACAACGTCTGCGAGCCAATAATATCAAATTCCTTATAGCCGCAGTTGGTTGATGTTGTGGTCGCACTACTCGAACTAGCCGATGCATTCACGTAGATAGCACCCACCCCCTCAGCTGTTGACGCAAGATACACCTGAACAGATGAGTTAGGCGTAGTTTGCCCAACTACGATTTGCATGTCAGCTATTCTGGCATTTGCCGGTACACATAGCGCTAAGGACATGGCTGAATAGCTTAGCGCTGGGGTAGTTGTGTTATAAGTTGTATAGCTTACAATATTTACTTTTCGACCAATCTGATGCCCTACCACAAACTGACTCGATGCCACCCCCCACACGCTGACTAATGCTGACGCGGTATAGCCAGCTGGCATATTCGCACCGCCGTACACTTCCGGAACGATCACTGAAGAGGCATTCACCGCCAGCAGCGCAGTAGCGCCCGATGTTGGATTGTAGATTGCATACAAAGCGACATAACCCGTTGCTGGAGCGGTGCCTGTATCCATCCCGCCAGCGCCAACGACTGACAGATTAATTGTCTTACTGAAACCAGAGAGTTTGTATTGCCGTCCACCCCATCCCACCTGAACAATCAATTCATCGGCATTGAATGTTGCCGTCGTCGATGCTGCTGGAATACTCATTTTTGCATTGCGAGCCGTTCCGACAATGCCGGTTAACTGTGGTAAATGTGCGACGTCGCCTAGCCCAAGGTTTGCGAGAGTCTGTGCGACGGCTGCTGCACCTGCTGTTGTAATTTCAGAAAGGTTATTAGTAATTTTTAAAGATGCAATATCAACTGCCCTAACAGCCTTAGGGGTCGCTGCGAGCGTTTCGCTGGTGCTGTTGGTTGCATTGCTTAATTGAACAATCCCTTTCTGGGTTAATGAGGCATCTTTAAGCTCTGGAATACCCAAAGTAATCAGATGTTGTATGGCAGTAAGTAATTGCGCGCGATTAGCTTTATTTAAAGCAAAGCCAGCTGCCTCAACAACTCCCGCCAGTTCTTCCTGCACTGCATCAAAGTAATCATCATCCAATGCCGTGGCCGGTACGCCAGTTTGTGGGTTACCACGGGTAAAGCCGTTCTTACCCGCGCCAAATTTATCAACCTGGGCGGTTGGGGTATCAATACGATGCATAAAGGGTTACTCCGGGTATAAGAAAGTCACATAGGTGTGTGAGGGGCAAAGTTTGTTAATGACGCATTCGGCGGTAGTGTCGCCCCACGTTCTCAGGCTGGCGGTGCACACTGAGGCGCAGGTCATGTCGGTTATCTGGGTGACATTCGGCATATTGACCTGCCACCAGTAGCGCCACTCTTCTGCATAAAGCGAGTCAATGCAGGTCGAGGTGCAACGAAAAATATCACTTTCAAACTGGGTGATGGTGGCATCTGGGTAGCCCAGCGCAGCCAGTTGTGCCAGATAGAACCCTTTGTTAATTCCGCCAGTAACATTGATTTTTGCATCCAGCCGCTGCTGCCGCTGGGCCAAGGTCTGTACGCCGGGCGGTGCGCATGAGTCCGGCAGGCCCGTTATCTGCTCGTAGCGATCGATAAGCTCAGTGGTGGTACGCGGATCAACCTCTAGCATCAGGCTATCTCCGCGCTGATGGGCGCGAGAGTATGATGGTGCAAGCCCCAGCAGTAGGGGATCATCCCCCTCCCACGCTGGACCGCGCGGCAAGAGGTTTGTTAATAGTTGGCTGTAGCTGTCGGTCAGGTCCACGTCAGTTCTCCCACAATGGGCAGCTCAGTCGCGGCCAGTTGAACATCATCGGTCGGACTCACCAGAACATGCTTATACTCCCCGGTGGCGATGCTGATCGCTTCGTTAATGCGAGAGTGATCCAGAACCCCACCCGGCACCCCATCACGTAGAAACATGGCACGCAGCTCGGCGATAACTGCATAGCGAACTTCCGGTGTGTCTGGCGTAAGGCGAATATGGAACGACACTATCTTCGCCACTGGCGGGAAGGTGTAGAGGCTGGCCCCCGCCACCGGAGCCAGCGGTAAGATGTGATCACGCGTGGCAGTGACTACCGCATTATCCGGAACCGGATTCTCAAGGTTGCTATTAGCCACCATCACCCCAACCGTACCGGTTCCCATCCAGTGGCGGTAAGTCCATGCGCGGGTAACGCCGGGTACCTCTTTGGCCCATATAATATAGTCGCCGTCAGCGCCGCCTTGTGGGGAGTAATACCAGCGCTCAATGATCCGCGCCCGCCACTCCTCTACTGGCTCCACATCCGTGCCGCCCTCAATGCCATCTGCCGCGGCGGACGAGGGCAGGCCGTTAATAGGCTGAGTCAGTACCATGCTGATACCATCGTCAGTATTTCCCAGTGTGCCAACGACTGAGCAGATCACTGGCACCCGCAGAACACCCGCAATAGAGGTCGCCGCTGCGGTGGTGGTGTACTCCTGCAAATCATCACGCTGAATCACTCTGCCGGCAGGCACTTCAATGCCGTTGGTGACCCCTTCCCAGCGTACAAAACCCGTGGCAGTTGATGGCTCTTTGCGCTGGCAGCGCTTCATATTGCCGTGGCGCGCTAACCAATCCTCGTCGCACTGATCCGGTAACAGGTTGCGGGCCAGATAATCTATGTAGCCGTAAACCGTGTGCACCGCCGCCGCATGTACCCGGCTGTAAACCTCGGTGTCGGTACGGCGAAGAACGGCATCAGTTTGGAAACGGGAATTCAAGTCACTGCGGATTTGGGAAATAAGCTGGGGAAGTGTTGGGCGGTTAAATCCGCTATCAGCCATTGAGTGCACTCCATAAGTCATCGAAAGTTATTAGCTGAGAACTGCCATCATTGCGGTACAGGGTTATTTCAGCGGTCAACATGTCGGTGTCGCGTCGCTGCACATTGATGGTGATTCGTGAAACTACACCGTCGTCTTTTAACCAAGCGAGTGCCTGCTCTAAGTAGCCTCTTGCTAGTTCGATCGTGTTATGGGTCAGGGTGGTGCGCTGGAGTAAATAGAGTCGGGAGCCGATACGGTCATTTTGTATTGTGGGATAAGTATCACCCCACCACCCCATGGGCCGCTCGGCATCATCATCCGGATCAGCGCGCCGCCAAGTAAACAGCGAGATAATCACCGCGCGTGTTAGGGGGTCGGTGGGCGTAGAAGCTGATTGTTGTTGACCATTCACCATCAGGATCATGGGTTACTCCATCTTCTGGTTAGGCACGTCAGTATTCGGTTCACCGTGCGGGTGAGTATGCGAATTGAACTGGCCGCGCATCGCCGCCATAGTGCCAGTTTCGTCTTGAACATCAGCCGCAGACTCGACATTGCCCTGAGCTTTAATTTGACCGCTGGCTTCAATCAGTGGCGTGTTGAATACCGCTTTTTCTTCAGCGTTAACAATAAACTGCTTAGTGTTCACCTCGATTTGGTTGCCGCGTTTGAGAATAATGCTGTCCCCTTCGTCGCTGTAAATCGCCACCTCACCAGACTTAAGCCCCTTGATTCGATACCGACGATCAGCCACCACTAACACCACCCCGTGCGAGCGGTCGCCATCGGGGAAAGCGGCGAACGCCTCCGCACCTGTGTGGGCGGCGCTGGTAAAGCCATAAGGTTCCAGATGTTCGATGTTGTCTTTTAACTCATCCGCAATCATCTGAATTTGCAGCATCTGGTTTTTACTGCTGGAATCAAGGTGGCGAACCACCGCCCGAACCAGCATATTGGATAGTCCGCGCTGTATCCCCCCCAACAATCGACTCATTAGAATTCGTCCTCTTCGGCTTTTTTGCGGCGCTGTTTGTTTGGATTGGGTGGTTTTGGCAGATAGGCATCAGCGGGGCCGATCCGTAACTGGGTGATCGTCCCCTGTTCGTTTTTGCTGTAGGTCACCTCCGCGATTAACATTTCGCGGTTGTTAAAGCCCAGCACCGGATCGAACACCGTGACCAGTTGATTGGGCGACCACAAATCGCCGTTCCCCTGCCGCCACCCCTGTACCGTATAGGTCACTTCATCGGTACGCGCTGCCCGCCGTAGCATCTCAAACTGGCTGCGCTCAATCACCGATCCCCCCGTGGCATTGCCGCTCTGCTTAATCACCATAGGTCGATAACGGCTAACGCCGCCGTCAACAGTTTTAGCCCGGATGGCATTGGTAGTGGCCGCGCCAAAATCGTCGTCATTGCCCGACCGCTGGCCCGCTACCACGTATTCAGAAAAGCGGTCTTTGATGCTCTGCTCGGTGTCACAGGAAATGATATTTTCCCCCAGCACCAACGCGGTGACGGTGCGTGAGGCTCCCACCGGACCAATCACCAGTGCACCAGCTGGATTGTCATAGGCTAGCACCTGTTGAATGCCCATCATTTTATCCAGCACATCGACCACGGTTTCACCGTAATCCACCTGCAACCCCTGCATTGGCGTATTTTCCACTCCCGCATTGACCACCGAGACACCAAAGGGTGCGGCGAGCTGGGTCGCGATCTGCACAAAAGAGCGCCCGGTAAATTGGGTTATCAGGGCGGCGCAGTCGATCAGGTCTTCTGTTTTACTGCGGCCAACAATACCCACCGATACTGAGCGGGCGTCATAGCGTACTGGCGTGGCATCGATATAGCCGGTGACCACCAAGTCAGTGCCGATCAACACCGTGACTTCATCGCCCTTTTTCACTCTTGGCTGTAGGTGTCCGGCCTCTTCGCTGCCGGGCCATTGGCGGGTGATCTCCACATTAAAATCACGGGCCAAGCGCTCAATACCTGCCGAGATAGAGACCGAGGTCCACCCCACCCACTCGCGGCCATTCACCCGCAGCGTGACATCGTTATTCATCGGATGGGTACCTGTAGCGTTTTCACCGGCACGAAGCCGGGATGGGTGATTTGGTTGCGACCGATAATGTCGGTTTCGCGCGCGGCGGAGTCATACCAATCAGCCGCCAGCACCAGCGCGGGCAGCACTTCATCAGGGGTGCGGAAGGTGGTTTTTTCTATCTGCTCGAGCCGCGTACTGATATCGCGATTGACATCAGTGCGCACGGTGTTGATTGCCAGAAACAGCGCATCATCCGTCACCCGTAGCAGCTCCTGATCAATGGCGGTATTCAATGTGTCACGGATCGTCGTCAGCGCCTCATAGGTCACTGGCGGGGTTGCGGCCACATTATCGCTGAGCGACGTCACCGCCGGATGGGTGATCAGCGGCAGTTGCGCCTGCGGTGTCACCGTGGCATTCAGTGGCGGGCGGGCTTGCGGTAAATCAGCCACACTCTGCGCCGCTTCAGTCAGTGCCGTGGCGCGGATGGCCTGAGCGACAACATTGCGCTGGGTGGTTTGGGTCTGGATAGTCTTGCTGTCCGTTTTCCATACCCCGTGTGGAGCCAGATCACGACCCACAGTAAAGCCGCTCAGCCCCTTAATTTTGTTGATAATGTCGTCACTGTTACCCAGCAAACTATTACCCGAACGCCACATGCGTTGCAGGCGATTAACGAAATTCATGCCGGAACTGGGCGGCATCAGCAGCACCGACAGATCACCATCGAGCAAGCGGCCCGCGTCAGCAATAGCCGAGTTTACGCCGTCAAAAGTTTTAATCGCGGTATTCATCATGTCGCTGGCATCACTGATCACGCCGTTCTGGATAAAGTCAGCCATGCCCTCCAGCCCGAAATCCTTACCGAATGCATCTGTCACACAGTCGGTCATGGCATCACAGGAGGAAACCAGCTTCTGTCCAGTGGCAACACCGGAGGTGGGAAAAGAGAGTTCACCGGCTTCAACAAAGTTAAAACTGATGGTGCACATGCGGCCATCAGCCGCGCTATGGCCAATTCTTACCTCGCCATCGATACAAACATTTAGCTCGCCGTACTGCGGGTGAATCAGTTTCCCCGGCCCCGCCTGATTAATGGCGGTAATCAATTGATCGCGCTGCGCCTGATAATCGTCACCAATCAGATAGGCTGAAATCGTATCGCGCCGCGTCACCCGCCCCAGATCTTCGGAGTAAGGTTTATCGCGGTTGGGGTATTCATGGGTTTGCGTCCTGCGCCCGAAAGTGGCCTCATCATCCTGCGTTTTAAATGGCACACCCCGAAACGAGGCCGGTAATAGCTTATCTTTCCAGCTCATACATTCTCCGGGCGAAAAAAAACCCACCGAAGTGGGTCTGTAGGTTATCAATTACTTATTAGCGAAGCGGTTATAACCAACGTCGTAGCCAATACCAAAACCGGACTGGCTCGTCCTAGAATCTGTAACAGACATGCCTGGAGGGGCGTTATCAAACTTAACGGTAATTTCTCCATTGACGGCTTGAGGTCTGGCTGAAGCTAATGGCACCTTAGAATTTTGACTGCCATCCATATTTAGCAGCTCTTTCATGCGTGGGATAAATCCAGTGTAGCCCCTGTCTTGCTCCCCTTTTTTCAGCCTATCAACCAGAATGTCCCCTTTGGATTTATTGGTAGCCTGAGACTCTTTACTTAGGTCATCCAGTTGCTTAAATAGGCTAATAATTACACCAATAGTGACCATTTGCCCCCCATAAGAGATGAGTGTTTTTAATGCGCCATTAAGCCCTCTGACGCCTGCGCCACCGGCATTAATCCCTTTCAAAAATGAGAAAGCAAAATCACCGGCCATATACAGAGCAAGCCCTTTCATTACGCCTTCCCAGCCACCCACCATATCGACGATAGGCTTAATCTGGTTCCATACATCCTTAAATACCGGCCCCACCGTATCCCAGTTAGCCACAATCAACGCACCTGCACCGATCAGCAGAGTAAGTAACTTACCCAGCGGTGACATTTTGGTGACGAAGTTCATAATACCGATAGCTTTCGTTACCGCTGTAACGCCAGTGGCAACAGAAATTAAATAAATCCCCAATTTAAAAACTGTCTTTATTAATTCAGGATTGGCCTTAACCCATTGTCGAAACTGCTCTAATAAAGGTTTAAGCTCTTTAGTACCCTCGGTAATATAGGGCAGGAACATATCCCCGAGCGTAATACTGGCAATCTCTAATTGGTTCTTCAGTAATTGAACTTCGTTGGCCGTAGTTGCCGCTCTAGATTCATATTCTTTTTGCATTGAACCGGCATAAACCTGAGCATCTGCAACTTTATTAAAATTCTCCCTCAGTAAACCCATATTCGTTAAGAGAGGTGCTATAGCACCTAGTGACTCTCTACCAAATAGCGCCTCCAGTGCAGCGGCCTGCTTGGCTTTGGGTAATTTAGCGCCAGAATCCAATACCTTTAAAATAGCGGTTTTGGAATCTTTCTGCATATCCGCAGCCAGTTGCTTAGGATCTATTTTTATAGCTTTTAATACTTTCCCTTTTAATCCTTTACCTGTGCCAGAGGTAAGCGACAACATAAAGTTTTTAATACCAGTTGAAGCTATTTCCGACTCTACCCCCATCCCGGCGATAGTCGCCCCCATTGCCGCAATTTCCCCCGACGCAAGGCCCGCCACGCTACCTAATGGGCCAATTCGAGTAACAATTTCAGATATTTTCGCCGCATTAGCCGGGCCAGTATTCCCCAAATAGTTAACTTTATCTGACAGCGTGACCACTTCACTTTGCGTTAATTTAAATGCCGTGCGCCACTGGGCCATCATCTGACCAGACTCTTCTGCTGTCTGATCGAAAGCGATACCCATTTTCACTGCATCGGTTGCAAATGCTTTCAGATCGGCACGAGCAATACCTGCCTGCCCACCAGCGGCAACGATGGCAGCTATTCCATCCGCAGCCATCGGTAGTTCGGTGGATAGCTTTAATATATCTTCACCCATCTCCTTAAATTGGGCTGGCGTGTCAAAGTCCACAACCTTACGCACATCAGCCATAGAGGACTCAAACTCCATCGCCTGATTGATAGGGATAATGAAAGCGCCGCCAATGGCAGCGCCCATCATCGCCACACTTTGCATAACGTCTTTAAATTCCCCCTTAAACTTACGCAGATCCTTCTGCATCGTTGTCAGCGCCGGAGATAATTTATTGACGCCAGTAATAATCGCTTTTAACTGAAAACTATCTGACATTATTTAGCTCCGAATTAATGCGCTCGGCCTGCGCCTCCATCTCAAATATTTTGGATAGTGGGCAAGCCATGACGGTAAGGGGATTCATTCGCCAAAAATAGGCAACGTTATAGACGCGACTGGTTAGCTCGCTGACACTTTTGATGCCGTAAAAAAACCAACAATCTGCATTGAGATAGTGATCAGGTCTTTCGGCAAGAGTTGCTTAGCTGATGAAGGGGGAATATCAGCCAGTATCGGTAAATATGCCAGTGTGCAACTCATGTCAATTTTAGCGCTGCCGTTATCCGAATAAGAGAACGGCATACCAAACTTGGCAATTTCATCATATTCAGGTGCGCGAATATTTAACTCTTTGACCTTCTCACCACCAACGGTTATTTCTTTGGTTAATGTCACAATCATTGGTAAAAGCCCTCTTGCCCGTGGAATTCCATATCTACCGTGCCTTCCTCAGCATTATGGTTCGCTTCGCCATGCAACCAGCCGCTGGAAAGTACATATACCTGACCGTTCGCCAGCTCACTGGTAATGGTCATGTTATCTGCGGAAGTGATCTTGCTGATGGGGTAGTCTTTCGGAACTTTGAATGTCCCTTTGGTATAAGGGGCGCGATGAGTTTCTTTGTAATCCACTGATCCATCAAGACCGATTACATCGTCCTTCACCGCCGTATTCATTGGCACCTCAATGCCGCCGGTCAGAGATAATTGCTGACCATCAATTTTGAAAAAGCACGTGCCGCCAATTCGAGCCATTTAGACAACCTCTTCGCTATATTGCAGACGGAACTGATTAAGTACCGCGAACACTCGCAGTTGGTTCACATAATCAGGTGGGAACAGCACATCGAGCCGGTTAGGGTTATCAGCGTTGCGTTCAACAATCAGGTATTGATTGAACAGATCAAAGTTCTCAACAATGCCCGCGCGTTCCAGTTGGCGATAAATGGAAAGCAATTCCCCACGGATCACCTTGGGCGTGACAATCGCCTGACCTGCACCGAAGCGAGTGCCATCGTTAGCCAGCTTATGCCGTGGATATTTGCTGGTGATAACCGACTTTAACCGGCGCAACACATAGGCGCTGGTATGCAGCGTCTCACTATCAAGGAAACTGTTATCGGCGTTGCCGTAGGTATTTTTCTGATAAGTGGTGATATCGCGCTGAATACGCAGCACCCCGCCCTCGCTATAAGCCGTGGCGATGCCATGAGTTAACAGCGATTGTTGCTCTGACAGAATGAAACGCGTACCCACCGGGGCCGGTAATGCGCCATTCAGCAAGCCGGTTTGCGTTGGTCGTGCCGGATCGTTACGAATAAACACCGAGTTACGTGCTGTTCGCGCCGCAACCAGTTCATCAGTTGCCATCTGTACACCGGTTTCATACCCGGCAATGGTCAGGTGTGGGTCGTTGAATGTGGCACCAAAAGCAACCAGATCCGACAAATCACCCACTTTCGCGGTATACACATGACCGTATAACTGCCGCGACCAGCTCCAGCGCCCGGTATCGTCGTTCATCTCTTTGCCAATAGTGGCCAGTGATGCTGAGTCATTGAACGGGAAAGCGATAAAATCAAACAATTCATCGCCTAAGGTAGCAATGGTTGCAGACAGTACCGGAGCACCGGCACCGCCAGCCATTGGAACAATAGCCACATTCACACCCGATGGATTCTGCTCACCACCGACAGTACCGCGATAGTTCAGGCTGATTGGCAAACCGTTACCAGTAAGCCCGCTGTTTTTGGCTGTAAGAGTAACGACGCCCGCCGCCGCAACTGCGGTAACCGGCAAATCAAGCAGAGCATTAACCGCCGCAGCGATGCTGGCACCGATAATTGCCGGAGTATCCAGCGCAGTAACTACGACTTGCACCCGAGTAGAGCCGATATAAATCGACAATGTGCCGGAGGCTTGCGCGGTACCCGTCACAGTGAGTGTGCCGGTTGCCGGGTCGCTCGATACTTCAGGGACAGCAACTACCCACAACTCACCAAAGGGATCAACAGATCGGTATGCCGCAACCATACGGGCCAACTGACTACCCCGCCCGGCCACCTGCCCCGCCCTGTCTGCCGACGGCATAATAACGAGTGTGTTCTTTTCAATCGAACTGGTTGCCAGCGCGTGGGCGATAATCAGTGATGGCCCGCTGTCCTGTGCCGTATTTGCCGCGCTGTTGTCCATTTCGGCAAAGAACAACGGCACCCGTAAATCATTAGGGATGTTGTTAAAATTCATTGTTTTTTGGCCTTCTGCTCAGGTTGAACGATGGGTGCCGGTAGTGCGGTTTCTTCAGGTTCTGCAGCCTTGACGGTCACTTCTCCTGACGCTATACGGCGGTGCCAGTAAATATTTTCATCGACGTTTCGACCCTCTGCGGGCAAAAAGTCACCTCTAACCGGGTCAGGAACTGACCGGCCATCTTTGGGGATCACATGCATAAGGGGTTACTCGTCGTTAAGTGGGATGTTTAACTTGTGTTCAATGATGCCGTCAGGGGTCATAAAATCGACATCAACCATGATTTTCTCCAGTTCTTCAAGTTGCTGAAGGTCGTCCCACTGATGGGTATCTTCGACTGTGATATCCCGTGTGGCTGAGAAATCATACTGGTAATAAAGATGAGCGCGGTTCATATCCAGCAGGTTGCCACCGTCATATTGAATCGGGTCATAGCAAGATTCAGGCTCCCAACCCAGCAACGCTTTAAACAACTCGGACCGGATATCATCCACGGCATCAAAGGCGGCTTTTTGCCCGCGCTGATCAGGCGTGTTATCCAGCACCACAATCACAGCGAAACCGTCAGTAAGATCCTGCCAATAGTCTGTTTGTGACTTTTGCTCACCAACATTGTCATCCAGCGGAATGACCCATGCTGATGGCAGTTCCATCTTTGTCACTTCGGGTATTGGTTTGTATTCAGCCGCACCGGATACACGGCCATTAAATGACGGACAGCGCAATCGAAGTGCGGCAATAACAAGTGAAAGTTTCATTTTTTAACCGGCCTCAATGAACTTTGTAAGGCGTCAAATAGCACGCGCTCAATCCACGCTCGACGATTTAACAAAGCCTGTTCCATAAAGTTTTTACGGGGTTTGATTTTCCAACCATCGCCACCCGAACCACCACGACGATGGTTTTTATTGCGTTTAGCTTTACGCCGGACGCCGTAATAAAGAAAAGCAGGATAGAAATCACCATCGAGGGGGCGAGAACCTTTACCCCCCTTCTGGTTGGGAGCTATTCGGACTAAAAAGCCAGGGCGATTGGCGGTTGCTGTTGGCACACGAAAACCAATGGATTTAGCCAAAGCACCGGTACGATAGCCCGGAGCCTCTCCTGCTTTTGATATCGCTCGCCGCGCCACTAATCGACGCGATTCCCGTAAAACACTTTGACCTATTGTGACAAATGCCCGGCGAACTCGCGCTTTGTTAAAGGTTAATTCCGGCTCCTTGGCAAAATCGACGTGCAGATAAAGACCGCTGGTTGAATTCTCAATCGCCATTAATGCCCCTCCCCAATAACTTCCACGGCTCCCAGCTCTTCAGCGGTGATAACAAGAAAGCGGCTGGCTTCATTCAGGTTCGTGGTTCCCTTGACTCGATAAACCATTTTATTGATAACCACTTCATCATCCGTGGTGACACCCGTTCGGTAGCGGATAACAATGCGGTGCGTAATAGCGACATTTATCTGCATCGAACCGATACGAACAGAATCACCAATGGCCGACAGCTTGGCCCAGGTATCAAAGGTATTGTGATAAACGGTATCAACACCCATATGATCGTGTCCGGGAACATCTTCACGGGTGCGGAACTGGGCGCGTTTGTTTAGCTCGCCTATCGACGGTGTACGGTAAGTGGCGGTAACTTCAGTCAATCTACGTTGAGTCATAGCTATACCCCATAGATGCGGTAAGGCTGGAGAAGTGAAGTTACTGCAAATGGAACTTCTGATGATTCAACAGTAGAGGTTGCTTCCCTGTTTTCATACCAATGACCAATACATAGCAGCATGGCTGTCAGCACATCATCATCAAGAAAAAGAGAGTCTTCACCAAAATCAGGATCTGCGGCATCTTCAAAAATCGTCCGCCGTGTGTAGTTTTCAACATATCGCCAGGCGGCCCGCATATATATCTTCAGTAAGGTTTCATCTGCATCAGAATCCAGCCGACAATGCTCTTTAACAACGAGGATATCGATCATGGTAGAACCTTATTTAGCTTTGCTTTTCTTGCCACCAGCATTGGAGTCAGGGGTTGGCTCCGTTGGCTCCGTTGGCTCCGTTGGCTCCGCAGGTTGTAATACCTCAGGCAGCTTCGCATAACCCTTTTTCAGTAATTCACGCCCATGCTGCTCACCCGTTTCAAATTCTTGACCAAGCGCCAACACGCTATAGCCGAAATAAATCTGCTTTAGTGCTATCAGTTTCATAATGTTATCTCTGATAAAGCGGCCCGCAGGCCGCTCATTGAAGGGAGTCATTAGCCGCCGACAGGTGCAGGGACCGTAAACGCACCAGTAACAAACGCTTCAGGACGATACACCGCGAGTGCGAGACGTTCTTCGCAACGGATAGTGATCATGTTTTTCTCGAAGTCGTCGGAGTTCTCAGTACTGATCACCACATTGGCATCTTCACGGTCGAAGATTTGAGCACCCGCATTAAATGCGCCGGTCAGGAACTTACCTAAGAAAGCTGCAGCTTGAGTTTCCACAACTGGCAAGCCCCATAAGGTCGGTGTAGTCAATGCTGACGGATTACCCAAGATGTAACGGCCCAATGTGTCTTTGGTCAGTTCGATCTTGGCCCAATCAATAAAGTGCAACACATGACCGGAAGCAGAGAAACGAGCCAACTGAGACTGCAGCATAGCCAGACGCAAATCATCAATGCCGTTCTGTTGAGCAACTTCAAATGACGGATCGAATACTGATGCCTGCGGCATAATCCCTTCAAGATGAACACCGGTACCATCACCAAACAAGATTTCTTGCTCTTCGGCATATTTCAGGCCAAAGCGCATTTCAGTATCAATCGTTGATTGTAACTGTGGGAAATCATCAAGGATCTGTTTCGCGGCTTTGAACAAGTGGGCAATCGTGCGAACAGGCGTGATTTTTTCACCAAACTGAATATCGCTGTAAGGCTTTTGCGTACCTTCAGCGACGACCCGTGCATTATTGGTGAATCCGGTCTGCTGAACCCAATAAATGGTGCTGGATTGAGTACGACCCGGCGCAAGTAAATCACGAATAAACAGGCGCTGTTTAGGTGCAACATCGATACCCGGCAAACGATGCGGGGCCACAATTTGCCCCGGCACATCGACTGACAAGAGTGCCGCCTTCACCGGTATACTGATCCGCTGGCTGGCGGCTAGACCTGAGACAAAACCTTTTAACGCCTCGGCTGATACAACTTGCTGACCAATCGTCTCAACAGTCTGTACGGCATTATTCAATGGCATTTGGGCAACATGCTGCTCCAGTTCGCCCAAGGCCACTTTGAGGGTTTTCTCTGCAGCGGTCAGCGCGTTAAATTCTAACGCCATTTTGTCTACAGCTTCTTTGGTCGATGCAGAGAGCTGACCCGCGTTTTTAGCCTCTGTCAGCGCTTCTTCTGCCTTGGCGTTAAACTTGCCAGTGGCCTCTTCCAGTGCTGCGGAAACCTTTTTCAGTACATCGTTTACATCAGACATATATTCTCCAGATTATTGGCACGCCGCTTTCAGTCCGCTTAATGCAGACTCGAAGCTAGCTAAAGTTTCAGTATTAATTTCATTGGTAGCGCTTGGCGTACCGGGAGGAGTAACAGCAGCGCCCGGCATGCTGTCGGTTAAGGCTTTAAGTAATTTTCGACGCTCAGAGCGCGGGGTATTGGCTTTTGCCAGCAGCGCATCGAGTTTGCGAATGGCTGCTGACGGGCTTTGGTCGTCATTGGTAATCTCATCAGCCGATAACAAACTATCCGCAAAACCTTTTTCGACGGCATCACTACCCGCAATGTAGGTTTCATTGTCCATCATGGCCGCAATGTCTGCCGCTGGCAGGCCGGTACGAGCTGAATAGATATCACCCATTGCCCGATCAAAAGGCTCTATATCGATGGCTGCTTTCGCCAGATCGTGGCGGTTGCCCATCATCACAATCCAACAGTTGTGGATCATCAGAAACGCCCCGCGCCCGACCTGAATCTCATCACCGGCCATGGCAATAATGGAAGCTGCTGAGGCGGCAATACCCAGTACTTTCACCGTGACTTTGCCGCTGTATTCGCGCAGCAGGTTATAGATAGCCAATCCCTCGAACATGTCCCCACCGGGCGAGTTAATGTTAACCGTCACATCCTCGCCGCCCATCGACCGCAACGCGGCGGCAATGCGTTTGGTGCTAACTCCCTCGCCCCAGTAGTCCTGCCCGATCACGTCAAAGATTGAAATGCTGTTCTCGCCTGTCGCAGCGGCTTTTAACCCACCGTTCCAGCGCTCTACCGCACTTGGCGAAACCTCACAGGAAACACCCGCGCACGGGCGTCCCACCGGCGCTGCCGGAAGGCTTTTAATTGTCATTAGGCTTTACTCCTAGGCGGCTTGTTTTAGCGGTGACTGTTCAAGCGGGATGTCAGGGAACAGATATCCGTGAAGCTCAGTAATGGCTTTCGCTTTAACAACAGCGTTATGTGATTTCAGGTCTTCAAGTGCAACAAGGTTAAGTTGCACGGTATAGATATCGCCGCCCGGTATCGGAGGCAGATTTTCAAGGCGGCGAACATCGTTGCGGTTCATCCAGCCATTTTGCAATGCTGTGGTGTAGTATGCAGAGCGTCCTGCACTGTCGGCACGCAATAGACCTTCAACAGAAAACTCCGCAAAGTAATCCTCATCACCCGCCAGCAGGCAGCGCGCAATCTCTTGCTCAATATTAACCAGTAGTGGACGAAGCGTATTGCTCAGGAAAAGGAGGTTCATTCCCTCAACACTGGAAGCCCAACTGCTTTGCTTGGTCATATGGCCCACCATAAATGGCGGCACCCTGAACCAGCGGCAAATCTCTTCGATACTGAATGCCCGACTCTCCAGCATCTGAGCGTCTTCTGGATTCATGGTCACGCTGTGGTACGTGAGATCGGCTTCAAGTACCATGGTTTTACCGGCATTTTTTGAACCGGTGAATGCCGTCATGCTGCTACGCAGTTTCTCTCTCTGGGCTGTTGTTAGCGCGGTTTTACTGGTCAAAAAACCCGAGTTTTGCATACCATTTTCGAAAACTTTCGCGGCTGACTCTTCGATAGCCATGGCTGAACCAAACACATCTCGACCAGTATTCATCGGCATTAATCCACACATACCATCCAGACCAAACCCTCGGATGTGCATCATGGTTTTAACCGGAATAACCCGCTTCTTGCCGTTCTCGGTATAGGTATATTCGAGCTGTCCGCTATCAAGGCGCTTAACGACCATATTCTGTGGCAGTAACGGAATAAGAGAGACTACGCGATCGCCGATCATTCTCTTTTCTATGAACGCATTGCCCCGTAAACAGATACTGGCCACCAGCATCAACATAAAGCGCGAGGGCGTCATTTCTGAATTGGGGCTTCGACATAACACGGGATACAGTGGGTGATCGGTTGCTGTACCTCGGGAGCCGTCCGGCATTCTCTTATACAATTTCAGTGGGAGAGTTGAAACTGACTCACTGATAAGCCGGACACATGCCCAAGCTGCGGCTAGCTGAATCACTTTATCCGCCGTGACCACTTTACCGCTGCTGCTGGTGCCGAACCATTCCTGAAAGAAGGTGCCAGTGGTAAGGCTAATTGGCACACCGAGCCAGTTTAGGAGCGCACTTTTGACGCGCCCCGGATGTTTATTTTGTGCCATTAGATACCTACTATGATTGGGTTATCAAAGAAACCATCCAGATCGCCCTCTTCCTCAATATCGGCATCTTCAGCAGCGCCGATTGCCATTGCAGAAGCAACCACGCCATCAATGCGGCCGGTGCTTTTCTTCTTGGCAAAGATACGGTTATCTTTCTGGTCTGCTTCGAGTACCGCCGAGGCTGCATTCCAGCGCAGGCAAGGGTTACGCTTGATAATCAACTCTTTGTTATTGAGTTTTTCCTCAAACAGTTCAATTGAGCGCGGCATCCATAAGCCGGATTCCTGTGCTTTGTAATAGCCCTGCCCATGGGGTACCAAAACGACACTGACCGAGTTGCTTTCCAGTTCAGGCTCAAGGTATTTGATGCGGTATTGGTCAAAAGCGATGCATTTGATATCAAACATGGCTGTTAGCTCACCGATTCGGTGGGCAACAAAACCATAGTTCACAGCCTTACCCGGTGGCGCGTGGATAAAACCAGCCTTTAGCCATTTATCGTAAGGCACTCGGTCGGTTTTGGCCCGCTCAAGCAGGCTATCTTTAGGTGTCCAGAACTCGACAAACAACTTGTTATGCTTGGGGAAAAACAGCGCCAGCGAAGTTAAGTCGCGGGAGCCTGACAAATCGAGTCCGCCATAGCATTCCTCTCCCGCCAGTTCCTCAATATCGAATTCGTCTTCACAGTCCATCCAGGTATCACCGCCGATCCACGGTGTAGCTGATTCCACCCATTCGCAAAAGTTGAGGCGGCGCACGATGCTTTCTTTGGCTGGCATCCCCCGGGCAGCGGTAACCTGTTCGCGCAGGTATTTAAGTTCAAAGGTCTGGCCCAGCGAGGGGTTAGCTTTGCCCCAGCAAGATTCGTCTTTAAATGGGTCGTCGCCCTCATCCAGTGAACAGATGAAACTAAAGAAGCTGTCATCTTCCAAATCACCGTTAGCAACTTTTCTGCCATATTCGTGATAGTCATAGCAAACGCTGGTCTTATCATGGCCGCTGTTGGTGATCAGAAATATCAGAGCCTGACGCCGCCCTTTTGTCCCGGCGCGCATCATTTCAACGACGGTGTTGTTCTTGTGTTCGTGCACTTCGTCAATTAGCGCACAGTGGGGACGTGGACCTGATTGTCCATCATCAGAACTGATAGGCCGGAAGAATGAGCCGTTTTGCAAAAAAGCCAGATTCCACTCTTTCCCTGCTCCACCTGACGGCTCTATTCGTTGAGATAATGCTGGTGACTGTTTAACCATCGCTACCGCATCACGAAACAGGATCATGGCCTGGTCTTTTTTAGTCGCCGCTGCATAGACCTCTGCGCGAGGCTCTTTGTCTGCAACCATGCAGTACAACCCGACACCGCCCGCCAAGGGTGATTTTCCAGAACCCTTACCAGATTCAACGTACACCATGCGAAAGCGGCGGGTGCCATCACTGGATTTCCAACCGAATATCGAACCGACAACAAAGCATTGCCACGACAGCAAAATAAAGGGTTTACCCTCATGCTCACCGCCGTTCAACTTCAATATTTTGGCGAAAAAGTCTATCGCTCGACTTGCTGACTCCACATCCCACACCAAACCTCTTGCGGGGCCAAACTCCAGATCACGCAAATGCCGGGCGCAAGAGTGACGAATATCCGGGCCAGCAAGAATGGTTCCTGCTGTTACATCCATTGCGTATTGTGTTGCAGGGTCAACCGAAGAACTGGGCGAGCGGGTCTTCTTCTTTTTCTCCGCCATTAACATTCACCTTTGATCTCGCGGCTGGGGTAAGGCCGAACTCAATTAAGTAACCTTTGAAGCGGCGATCCGCATCGGCAAGCTGCCCTACGGCGGGATGTCCTTTAATAAGAAAATCCCCCATCTGGGTTTTGGTTGTGTAGGTATTCCCCTCATCAAGAACTTGCTGCCGCAACCGAAGGATTTCCGCATACAGATCACAAAGGCGTTCCAGTGCCATGGTATCGGCAACGGTCAACACACCCATCTGATCCAGTAGTAAAGTCAGCCGCCCCCAAGCCGCCTTGCCCCAATCAGTTAAATGAGAGGGAGGGCTTGGAATTTCTCGAGCTGGTTGAGGTTCATTCTTATTCAGTGGGCGCTTGCCCGGATTACCGGTGACCACCTTCAAGTGGGTCGGTTTTGGTCGGCGTCCAGCCATGGAAAACCTCCCAAAAAAAAGTTTTCAATTCGCGGTTGTGCACAGAAATGAGGGCTGGCGGTATGGAGGGCGAATAGGTGGGAACTTTCGACCCACCCTCCCGATGATATTCATTCCCATTCACACCCATCAATCAAATGATAATCACTCTCATTTATTCCAATGTGAATTGGGGTCAATCGGTATGCCATCAGCGGTGCAGCCCGCCACATAGCCTCTCTTCTCCTGCCGCTGCTTGGTTGAGTCATGGTGCTGCTTACACAATGGTTGCCAGTTCCCTTTATCCCAGAAGAGCTTCTGTGCTTTCTTTAGTTCGTCGGGGGTCTTGGCTTCTTTCATCCGATGTGGCTTGATGTGATCCACAACGACCGCTGCTGTCTTTCTGCCCTGCTGGTTGCACATAACGCAGAGAGGATTGCTACGAAGAAATGTCAGCCTGGCTTTTTGCCATGGACTGCTATAAATGCTGCTGGTCTTCATGGCATTACTCCAATAGCCCTTAGGGTAAGAAATTCATACGTGCTTTAGATTTCTCAATCTTAAAAGGAAATAAAAAACATTTGCAAAAATCAGAAAGAATAATTTAAATCAATCATTTTTTTAATATTTATTTTCGATATATATTCTTTATCAACCATTATCTCATCAAATAAAAGTTGAAAACTCTCAAATGAATCATTACTTAATAGAACTATTGATTCATCTATAACACCATGTGATGAATCATATAATATACTCATAGCGTTCTTTAGAAAGTCTATGTATTTACCGGAAATTACATTAACTTTAGAATCTAGTATCCTCATGTCATAAGCTGAGATTGAATTAAGACAACTATCAAACCTCACTCTATAGCTAAATACTTTTTGAGCTAAAATCTCTATATCAGCTATGTATGCTCGAATTAACTCCTTATCATCTTTGTTTTTTAACATATATATTTTTGATGTTAAGCTATTTTTAATTATCAAAGATATAACTGAAGCATTTAAAGTAATCATTCTAAATTCATTATAATACTCCAGAGCAACTTCGAATCTCTTTTGCTTTAACTTTTCTTCTTTCCATGAGAAAGCACAATAAACACCAAATATAGCAGCAAGACAAATAATAACATTGGAAATAGAACTCACTATATCAGTCCATTTAGCCCCATCATCTATTAAATCAATCCAAGCTATTAACACTGTACCTCCCAAACCTACCCCACTATTTTGTAAAAAACATCATATATTATATAAATATTAAGTGTTATTTTTATATTTTCTTTCCCATCTGATGATTTCATCGAGCCGCCCTTTGCAGATCCGCAGCTCACGCTTCAGAGCTAGCGCATACAGCCCACTATCGCCCCAAGTGGTACCGACGAATTCCGGTACCTCGCATTGTATTAATGCTGATTCAGGGGGGAGTAATACGGGACAGGTTACTGGTGCCCGTGGTACTGACTTACTCGCGCATGATGTTAATGCTAGTGTCAGGCATGCGCTGAATAGCACACTTATCATCTGACGCCGCCGCCAGAAACCGCCTGAGTCGCTCGTCACTTTCATTGCGTAACTTCCTCTCGTTTTCTAGCTGCCGGTCTGTAGAAGCACGGTTTGCGGCATCGTTGGCACCGTAAGCATCAATGATGTTACCCAGGGCAATGTTAGTCGCCTGCTCGGTCACCAGCTCCGCTTCCGTCTTATCCGCCTTATTTGCCAGATGATTACGATTCAGAAGCAGAAGAAGGAAAGCCGTAGCAACTAACGTTACTAGAGCAGCGCGCCAAGTAGTCATAGCTGTAGTTCTCGCTTAGCCAACTCAAACCGCGCCTTGCGGTCATTAATACCGTTATTTCCACCATTAATAAGCTGTGTCACACGCTGAATATCATCAGCATATTGACCGCAGTTCCGGGATTGCCAGAACCAGGCAGCAGAACGAACAGCATTTAAATCGATTAGCAACTGGTCAGGATTGCTGATTAAGTCCAACTTCAAGGCAGTACCACATGCCCGGTAGTTATCTAAACCGGTAATCTGAATCAGACCGCGACCGCGATACTTCCAACCATCACCCGCAGCTTTATTTCCCATACGGCCTGAGTAGACCAAATTGGCGATCGCTTGTTGTCGATTAAGTGGCACTGATTTTTCACCAGACTGACGCCCCAAAGCCGAAGCCTGATCCGCAGACAGGCGCTTGCCGAACGTCGCAATCAAACCGTTAACACTGTAATTGAATGATTCCACCAGTAGCGTGAAACTGGCAGACTCATGGCCTACCTGAGCAATAAACATCGCCTGCTGTACTGGGGTGGTAATGCCAAATTCTTTCATTGCCAGGGTGATGGGCTGAATCCAACGTGCAGCAAGTTCGGCGCTGATGTTAGCCGCCATTCTGAATTGATAAGGGGTCATTGTTTTAGTCTCACCGGTTTAGCGAAGTGCATGACATTTCCACCAGCAGCAACAATTGCCACAGCCATGCTGATATTAATAAGAGTTTCAGACCAGTCGGCGTGGTTGTAATCGCCCGTTAAGATCCTGATAGTGACTGAAGCACTAGCGACCATCAGACCATATGCAAAAATTGAGGCTATCGGTCGATAAGTAGCACCATGTCGGCGGTAAGCAAATAAACGGGCAGCTATCACCGCACAGGCAATAGCATCAAGTGTCAGCAGATAATTATTCATCTGGCTTTCCCCCACCACTTCTAAAGCGGTCGATGATGTTGCCGGGGTTCTTTGACTCTTTGTTTGCCCACATCAATAGACGTATGACAACAGCACCAGCAACCATTGCGCCGACCGGCTCAGCGGCTTTAACTTCATCAGGCGTCAGGAAGTTAATACACGATGTAATGAAAGGGGCAGATAACACACCGGTACCCCATGACAAGCCAAATAGAAACAGTTTCTTAAACAGAGAGAAGTCTGACGCAGATAACACGAATACAGCAGCGCCAGCGAACGCCCCCACAACAACACCAGCATCCAGCCCCGATAACAGCCCGATAAAAGTAACGCCAGTAACAGTTGCAGTGGCGGCTCCGGTGCTGGTGATCGGTTCCGACATGATGGTTTCCTTATATGTGGGGAATTTAGCCCACCAGTGCAGCCACTCATTAGCAGTAATGTGTGTGGAGTTGATTGGGTGACTGATGGGCTAAAACGGAAAAGCCTCGTATTTAACGAGGCTTGGACATTAAATTATGAATTTAAATTTTAAAATTAATTCTAAAAATCTGTTTCTTTGTGAATGTTAACTATAGATTGTTGTTCTTTTTCTATTAAATCTCTACACAAACCGTAAAACCTCACCAAGCAATCGCCAAATTTTGATGAGTCGATAACTTCACTATCTGAATGTTTATTGAATTCACGCATTAAGCTATAAAAATCTTTGTGTTCTTTTGGGCTTAATAAAGTCATAAGAACCCCTCTACTTTCAATGACGCCCAAATGAATTCGATCTAAATCACTCCTTATAATTCTCATTCGTTCGGGGTCTTCTTTATATATTTTACTTTCAACATTTTTCATATGCTTCTCATGAGAAATGGATGCATATTTTGTACATGCCATACGTACAGAGTTACACCACTCTTGCCGTTGCTTAACTTCAGTCTCTAATCTTGCGTTTAATTTAATTTGCGCAATCTGAGTTCGCATACTCATTCTGAACTGTCTTGCAGAATACCAGAGAGCAACTATTGCAACTAACGTAGGCGACAACACTATTAACCAGTCATAAATATCTTTCGCCGCATTTACTTGTACAGTTAAAACATGATCTTGTGGTTTTATTGCTTCTAATACCTGAAAAATGTCCATAGCTGTCCTTGAAGATTTAACTATGGGCATAATAACAAAAACCTCACCGAAGCGAGGTTTATTTGACTGGATAAGCGCTACTGCACAACCAACTCTTATCACACTAGAACACTTTATGCGTAGCGCACTAATCCTTTTTTATCATTTTCATGAATATGTTGGATTTGGGTATAAGGATCCATCTCAAGAACTGCGCCAGTCATTGCCAAGCAACCATCAACAAAACCCTCCGCTACCTGCATCTGCTGGCGAACTCGGCCCTCGGATACTTTGTATCGCTTCGCTATCTGGCGCTTTGAAACACCAAGAATGTAATGCAGACATATCAGTGAGTATTCATGCGTCAGTCGCCGAGCCTTTAACTGACCCACTGCCGCATCAACTATCAAGCCATCATCATCACAGCAGGATTCTTTACGACTCGATGTAACTGGCAATAGCCCCTTAAATCCCGCCGCTATAGATGAATAATCAGTACCGGAATTATCACGCGCCCAAACGCCCCAGCGGGCCAAAACTAAAGAAATGTCTCTCATGCTAAAGCCCCTATACCGATTGAACGATCCATAAAGCGGAATAATAGAACTATCTGGCTACCGTGCTTCTCTTCCCACGCGCGCTGGTTGGCATGTAATTCATCGTGACAGTTGCGGCATAAAGGGAATGTGAATAGGTCATGCGCCTTAGTCGCCATGCCACCCTGCCCATGTCCGATGATGTGGTGAGGGTCACAGTCACCATTGCCACAACCGCAGCAAGGCTGTGATTTTACCCATTGCAGGTATCTCCGGTTCTCCCAGCGCCGCAGTTTTGGCCTAAGCATAAAACCTGCTGGTGGTTCGGCATCAACTTTCAAGGCTAGTGCTGGCTTTACTGCTACTTCCGCTGGTGGGTTAGCTTTAGCCACTTTCTTGGCTACAACCTCTTGCGGTGCTGGCGACCAGGTAATATCGCTTTCCTTTGTACCGCCAGTTTCGATCACTGCTGGTGGCATATGCAGAGAGGAACGGGCGATAGAATCTGGTAGCAGGTCGTAAACCTCGTTAACCACCGCCCACCAACACAGCTCTGGCAGCGTCAACTGGTGGCCCTCGGGAAAGCGGAAATAGCCGCGCACAGTCTCAATTACCCACGTAATCAGGTTACTGGTTGCCAACTGCTTTAATCGGGGGAGTGTTTGTTCTCTCAGCTTATTATCGTGATGCCAGCATAAGCAGATCCAACTTTGTCCATAGCGTAATGTTGTGAGATTACTGACGTGGGTATCATCCGAAGCATGCCACTGGCACTTTTTCAGCCGTTCAACCCATGCCTCAAGCACTTGAGGGCCACCAGCAGCGCGGATAACCCTTTCATGTTCAAAGAATGGCAGCAGGCGTGGATCGTTAGCCAGTTGCTGATCGACAAAAGGCAACCTGCCGGCGGGAAGCGATTTAAACTCTTCCGGCTCACTGGCCACCAGCAGCCGGCCCGACATGTAAGGCATCAGATCTGGCCCCGGCTTTAAAAAGACGAGGCCAAGCTCACGCTGAATAAATGGAGTTAATAGCGCCCTCATGCAGCATGACCTTTTTTAGCAAGGTACTCAGTCCACAACCCGCCAATCCACTTAACGCCTTTAGGTGTGAATCTAGCTTGGGTGAATGCGTGATTATTAATGGTGTTGGTGCCGGTCTTAACTTCGAAGCGTTCCAAGTCGATATGCTGCTGATATGGCGTCAATCCACCTAAAAGCCGATACATGATGTGATTCTCAATCAGAAATAGCCGGAAGTCGGTCTCTTTGGCCTTTAGCAGCTTGCACACATTACGAAATACCATTGAACCAGATGCCTGAACGTAGCGATCAACAAACTCGACCTTTGGCGCGGCAATCGAAAGCTGATTTTCAAGCTGCTGTTTCTCTTCTGCCAGATCGGCAGCAAGACGCAATGCCTCGGGGAGTGACTGAGGAATCTGCGATTTATGCTCTAACTCCTGCCAGCGATCGACCACTACCGCAGTGAACTCAGGAGAAAGCCGAACAACGACCACCAATGAATCACGCTTATTCAAGTGATATTCGTAATACGTTTGACGGTTTTGTTCGTTGATATAGGGGGTGTCAGCCAATGGCTGAGACAATAGATTAGCTTCTGAAAGGCGCTCAATTGAGCGGCGAACATCAGAATGATTGCTACCCGTCAGTGCCGCAATTTCTCGGCTGCTCATGGTCACAACAGATTTTGATACGGGGATGCCTACGACAGTTGTCATACGTTTATACTCCACACTTTAGCGCTCTCAAGTCTCTCCAATCCAATGTCCGCACAATTGGAGAGGGTGAAAATGGCAGGGTGAGTTTCAAACCGCCACCCCGCTATCCGGTACCGGAATAATTTCAGGAATATTTTGCTGCTGGGTTTGTGGTGCCGTCAGAATAGTGGCAGGGATTAGCTCCAGACTATTGACGCACTCATTGCCCCAGCTATCCCAGCCCTCGGCCTGCGTTCTGGCGAACAGCTCAATGCGAGGAACATCACCCAACAACTGAACCAGCAGATCGCGGAAAATATCAGGCTTAGCGCTATGCCCGCCGCGTGGGGCTGTCTGGTGCTGACAGATGCCCGCATTCAGGCGTTCAGGTAGCCGCCCTTTTACCGCAAATAACATATCTTCACTGTTGGCGCGGGTCATATGGCCCATACCGATCGCACTGTTGCCCTTCACGCGGTTGGTTTTGTGCCAAGTGAAACCCTTCATGGTCATTAACCGGAAGCCCCAAGCCTCAACAACCTTTAATGCCTCAAGCGGCTGAGTTGGCACCCACCACATCGCCAATAAGCAGCTTTCACCAGCCAATTCCCACACAGGCTGGCGGCAGATATCAGCAAGATCCATAGTCTTATATTTAAAATCGACACCCCGTTTACCGCTATTGGCTTTGTCACGGTAAGTCCATGGCGGATCTGCATAAATGATTTGATAGGTCATATCGCCCCCGCGCCATACTTGGCATAAGCCTTAGCCAGAATTGGCCGCCACTGAATTTTCGCCGCTGTAATATTCGGCATTGAGCCAAGATGATTTTTATCCGCTTCTGCCTGAGCCGCTTTTTCTGCCGCATTCTTTGGCCGACTACGGCTACCGAGCAATCGTCTGAATGACTCATCAAAATCAATATTCTCGGTAACTGAGGTGTCCAGTAACGGCCTGTCAGCAGCAACCCAAGCGTTAGCGCCCAACAGGAAGCCAGAGAATTTATCCGCCCTGAATATTTCCGATGCTGTCAGCAACCGCGCCCACTTTGGATTGTTAAGAAGCTCGGCAACACGCCATTCGATAACCAGCAGTAATTCAGCCTCGGTATATTCATCCAGCAAACGGGCCTGAATATCTGCCAACGTTTCACGACTTGGGGTGGTTTTACCGTTTGTTAAACGATTTAAAAATTGGAGTACCCCCCTCGCTGTTGTGACCAGCTCCACTTCCGGATCAGTCGATTGGGGGGCTATAGGGGGTATTGGTTTTAGATCTTTAACGATTCCTGAAAGATTCCGTATCCCGTTTTTGGGTGTGTTACCGTCCAAAATTGGGTGTGTTACCTCAGTTGAAACAATCCCGTTTTTGGTAATGTTCCCGTTTTCGGTGGTGTTTACCTCGGCAGGGGCTTGCTTTAAACGATCCCGTTTTCGGTAATGTTCCCGTTTTTGGGTGTGTTCAACATCAGCAATGCTTTCATCAACGCCAATCAGTTTATAAACAATGACTTGCTTTGTACGCCCACGGCGTTCGCCCGTATCAGCAATCATGCCTAAAGCCACCAAATGCTGGAGGCTGGATTGAACAGTTTTCTTATCTAACTCAGTAGCTTCAGCCAATGCCGCGATGGATGGAAAAGCACAATGATCCGCCCCACACATATCAGCAAGCCAAGTCAGCACGGATTTAGCCGATGACCGACCCGTTTTGACTTTTTTGGCCCAGCGCATAGCGTCAAGACTCATACATCCACCTGCTTGAATTCTTTCCTGAAGCGCCGAATGGGCGCAGAACAATTGTGCTCATAACCGTCACGGCGAAAAATGACCTGCCCCGTCTTGGAGTCGTAGCCAATAACGTGAACACGGACGCCGCGCTTGTCGTTGTAGTACCGATCAAGCAATTGGATGGGGTTAGTGGTGGTCGTGCCGGGATTGGTCATACGCGACCCCACTTACGGCACACTACACCCACAATTCCATTCGCCCTGCTGTGGTTGCACGGTTTCCACTGCCCCTTTATCATTCGTTCATACCGGAACGGATTTAACCCAATACAACGGAGTTGCGGGATGAATCGTTTAGCCGCTACAATGTTCATGCGTTAATTACTCCACACGTTTAGTTAATGCACCCGACGCCTCAGTGCCGCACACTGGGGCGTCACCCTCACCTAAGAGCATTTCTGTTACTACCCAAATCTCTGCTATCAATGACTGAGCTCGATAACCCTTTGCTTTTAATCGCTTACTTTCATTGCGATCCAAAATGCCATCAGCGATAAACTCATTGTGAGCACGACTGAAATCACCCAAAGCCCCCAATAAATCATTAAACTTAACAAGCAGTTCTTCATTCCCCACTTCATCTATCACTGGCAATTTCACAAACACGCCACCAGCACGCTTACACATGGCCTCTGTGATATCAGAGCGGCCAGAGATAGATTCCATCTCTACCGCCATGCCCAGCGGCACGACCTGCCCCGCCAACTGGCGAACGCGGTTACGTAATGCATTCTCAGTACCGGACAGTGGGCATAACTGTTTAGCCATCGCGTCATACTTGCCCGGTGTCTGGGTGATCAGCTGGTGTATCGCGTCGCTGATGTCTGATTGAGTTGGAAAGTCTTTGTTATCCACAATGCTTCTCTCTCTTTGGTGGTTTAACTGTTTTGGTTATTGCATTAGTCTTAATTTCAGCGGCTAACATTGGTGCAGCCCCTTCTCCCGATATATTCTGTGACTCTTACATATAAGAATTAAGGAGAACTGCATGAGTGAATTCATGACCGCCACGAATATCAGCATAATTACGAGTAGCGTTGTACTTAGTGCGATTGTCGGCGGACTCATTACCTTGCTTGGTGGGCATTTCCAAAGAAAAGCTGATGTCAAAGCAAAAACCCGAGAATTGGCGCTTACTCTCGCTTTGGATGAATGGAAATATCACTGCAAAGCAACAGAGGGTGGCAATGTCGGCGTTGGTACTCCCGAACTGTACATGTATCGTTACCACCGAATCCTTAACGCTATGGAAGCGGGTGAATTGGACAGATCGTGCCTTGCCGCCATCCAAAAAGAGGTAATGGAGATACATGGGGTAGCCCAATCGGTGATCGAAGAGCACAGGAGAAAAAACAAAGAATCTCAACCGAACAAGTGAATTAGCCATGGGTAATTGCTCGCTTCACGTTACGCACCAGTCTTTTGACTAGAGATAAGAGACTGCCAAATAAAGTAATGGGGACTATTGGGTTAAAAAGGCATCCCACAATAGCTCCCGTTATTGCTCCAATCACGGCACCTAGTTTTAGGCCTTCAATTATTTCAGGATTCATGGCTAGTCCTTATTTGGCAGTTGCTGTAACTGCGTTTTGGTTGGCTGAATTAGGGAGGGTTCCGCGCAAATAAGCCCAGTCCACATCAGGGCGTAACTCTTCGCACGTTACTGCCCCTTCAGTGATTTTCTCTATTTCAAGGCATCGTTCCGCGGGGATTGGCCGTGCGCCACTAACCCACTGATTTATCGTTGGGGGCGAAACGCCTAAATGCCTGGCCATTAATGCCTGCCCTCCAAAGCTCAGGCATGCCTTTTTAAGTGCTGAATTTTCTCTTTTCATGAATTGGGTTCCTGGTTGTTCCTCTGATACATTATTAGGCGACGCCTAATGACAAGTCAATAGGAATTGCCTAATCACGCTATTATGAGGATCATTAGGCAATGCTTAGTGGTAAAGAATTAGGCCATGCTATCGAAGTGGCCATAAATAAGAAGATCTCTTCGGGTGCCATCAAGACCAAGGCGGAAGTTGCACGCCATTTTAAAATAAAACCACCCTCTATTCATGACTGGATTAAAAAAGGCTCTATCAGTAAAGATAAGCTACCTGAGCTTTGGAATTATTTTTCAGATGTAGCTGGTCCTGAGCACTGGGGTTTGAAAGAGATCCCAGCAATGGAAAGATCTCAACCACATCAAGATACCATCCTTGAAAATAATCAAATTCATGATGCCTACCTTTTGGCAACAGAGGAAAGACGTGCAGTTGTCGACTTTTTGTTATCGGCCAATACTGCGGAGCCTGCTTGGGTTGACTCTGATGTTCGTGCATATGTTAATGCGCTAGATGCAAAATCTCGTCGCTGGCTAAATGAAAACAAACTTGATGGCAATAAAGCTAATCCCAAAAAGACCGGCACTTAAACTGGCCTGGTCTGATGGCAAGTTGCTTATATAACAGCCCTTATACTAAATCTAAACTTAACCCCTCCCACCTCTAATATCATTTCTCGAATAGATCATACCTACATCGCGGCACAATCACACAATAAATATTAGGCATCGCCTATTGACATGACATTAGGCATTACCTAATATCATTCCATCAACAGCGAACAGGCAGGACGCCCACGAAGTAGCTGCCCGAGGCGAATGAAGATCGGGATGATTCGTTGAAGACTAACTATTGATGATGTTAAGGATATGGAAATGGTACTTCTCAGCAATCACATATCCTTCTTCATTTTGACCGCAGTTCATATCGTATATTTTTTGGAGAATGCCTTTTCTTACCAAAGACTCGACTATTGCGCTGTGATTACGGAAATAAACAACATACGTTCCGCGCTGAATGAATTGCCTTAAACATTCTTTTTCATTTGGTGTGAGTCTTTCTATTCGGGATGTAACGAAAAACTCTGAGGCAACTAATGAGAATAACTTTGTTACATGCCTTGTAGCGGATGAGATAAAAAAGCTAATGCAAAACAATAGGATGTAATACATCCAGTGCGGTGGGATGATTTCAGGGTTATGCATGTCGATCGCTTCTTTAAACGATACTGGCAGGGCAATAACAAGAATAATGAATATTAGAAGCATATGAACAATCCGGGCTAGGTCAATTTCCCGCAGGACGAAATGTAATACTTCCTGCCACCAGTTGTTGTTCATCGGCGTAAATCCATCACTCAATGTAGGGGTGAGAAGATTTTAACCGATTTCTCGCTGTAGGGGTACACGAGAAGCACTGCCGCCTGAAGTGTTTAAATAATCAGGCACTTATTTGAATGCGAATATGCAGTAGCTGCCGGTGGCATACGAAACACCGGATGATTCGCTTAGTAGGGTTAACAGTGTGGAGTAATCAGGATGGAATTAGCCAAAGAATCAATAAGTAAGGTGTTTCAGGTTCCATCTGAAGCGCTGAAAAATATCGAAACTGGACCGAAGCAAGAGCCAAAAATCTTCGTGGGTAGCATGAATAATGATCAATTACTTCGGTGGATGAATGGAAAAGTAAGAGCGGCTGAGAACCTCCGCCTCGCGTTACGAGAGAAGGAATTACTACTTGAGGAGGTAGTTAATACTGATAGTCGCATTAAACAGTTGACAGCAGATGCCGCCATTGAGGTTTTGTCGCCAGATGAATTGGCATTGGCACTGAATTGCCAGGCTGAAGAGCCTAAAACAGTGTCAGGCGAAATAACCGTTAGGTTTGATAATGCGCCATCAGGCATTACCTCCCCTAAGCAGTCAGGAAAGAGATTCGCTCTAACTGTAAACGGTGCTGTCTTGATGTGTTTTGACACTAATAATGCAGTGGCGGCAGATTATATAGGCTTTATTGATGCCACCACGAAGGCATTACTTAATGATTCCGAGCGACTTGAAAAAGAAGCCAATATGTCAGGGAAAACAATTAAGCATGCCAACTTTAAAACCTTCGGATCTTTACCTATCGCAGATCCCAAAGGTCTTTAATAAATAAATTAACGCGAATTTGATCAGAATTGCGGGATGCTTTTAGGAAGTGATTGACAGTTTCTTCTGAAATTTGAGTGTTCCATTTTTTGTAACTGTGTTCAGGGAAGTATTCACTAAAAATTGATTCTACAGCAGCTTCACCAGTGGGAATGTCCGAAATCATACTGCACTGATGTAAGCATTTAGCAATAAGAGTCGATTTAAGCATATGAAAACCTTCTTGGTTGTGTGAGAACTCCCAAGATACCACCGCCGCCTGAGGTGGAGAAGTAAACAGGCACAAATTTGAGTTCCATTGCTGTGCTGTGTCTTTAGCGGCTGCGCCTGCCAACACCAGATTAGGCCAGCCGCCCTTTTTCACACAGAGAGAAGTGCTCCGGGCGGGTTATCCCTTTAAACCCGTACAGTATAAAGCCCCCGGATCGGAGTACTTCTCTGTGTGTGGAGTAAACAACGCAGTGCGAACTGCATTACTGAGGGTCACCCCAATGAGTGAAGAAAGAAAAACCGTGGTGCCGGAATTTCTTGGAGAGTTGGATGCTGGTATTTTCGAAAACAAAATATCTGCTGCTTTAAACGCCGCCGCGCTAGGCGTCCTGAATAACGGCGGTAAAGGCAAAGTCACCATTGAATTTGATTTATCTCGCATGAGTAATTCAATGGAAGAAAAGCGCGTCATGATCGCCCATAAATTGAAATTCACCACCCCAACGCCACGCGGTAAATCTTCCGAAGAAGATACCACCGAAACACCTATGTATGTGGGCAAAGGCGGAAAGCTGGCAATTATGCAGGAGGATCAGGGCCAGTTATTTACGATTAAAGGTGATACGGACGGTAAATTAAAAACCGTAAATTAATGACTCACTCTCTCTAAACCCTATTTATTTAAGTTATTAAGGACGTTATATGTCTCAGCAATTAGATTCATCGGCTATTACCGAAATTCGCGATATGGTTTTAACTTCAATAATTGAAAGGCAATTATCTACCACGGCTTGCGATACAATTGCTTTGCCTGCTGGTGTTACCGTTAAAAGTCTTGAGCAATTTAATCTGGAGCGCTACCGCTTCCGTGGTTCCATGGAAACCAGCAGCATTGATGAGTATGTGAAATATTCATCTGGCTACGCTGGCGAAGGTGTTCGCTGCTTCATTGATGCCGATGAAATGCGAGCAGAAACTATCTTCAATATTGGCACTCTGATTAACCCCGGTCACGCCGATAACACCGCCAGCTTATCGCTCAAGAAAACAGCCCCATTCCGCGAACTGCTTAATATTGATGGCCGCAAACAGGCGCAAAAAGAACTCGCTGAATGGCTGGAAGATTACCGTGAGTTCTTGCTGGCCTTTGATGCTGATGGTGTGGTGTTGGATATAAAGAAAGCCGTGGGTGCCGTTCGCCGCATTACTATCGAACAAACCAGCTCTGCCGATCATGAAGATCAGGACTTCAGCGCTAAACGATCTGTAATGGAAAGTGTTGAAGCTAAAAGTAAAGACGTTATGCCAGCGGCATTTGAATTTAAATGTGTTCCCTATGAAGGGTTAGGCGAGCGCCGCTTTAAATTGCGCTATAGCATTCTTACTGGTGGCAATATTCCGGTTCTGGTATTGCGCATTGTTCAATTGGAAGCAGAAGAAGAAAAGATCGCGGTGGAATTTCTGGGCCTGCTTACCAATAAATTTAAAGATGTCGAAGTTGAAACCTTTATCGGTAAATTCAAAGCGTAATTAATTAAACCTTAACTTTTTAGTATCACTTCAAATATCCCAGCAATGGGGTATTTGGCGGGGTATTACCTAAAAACCGTGTGGAGTATATTTATGTCTTATATCACGACTTATTCAGGGCTGGACTTTGATTATCTGAAACCCGTAGCCAGCAGTATTTGCATTGAAGATAACCGCATCTATGACGCCGGAAGATTTTGCGCTGGCAATAACGGGTCGCAGTGAAATCCCCGTCGATATAAATCTACGCCGTGTGACGATTGGAGTGAGCAATGAACAAGCTAACTGAGCAGGAATTTACCCGCAAGCCGGACGGTGGGCTTGCAGACCAGATTGAGGTGCTCGAAGCGATGGCAGGGGGTGACGCCGACAACACCGAGTTACTTATGCTTCTCATTGAACTGCGTTCACTGCGTGAGCAACTGGAGGCCATTAAAAGCCAAAAGCCATCTTACTGGTTGGATGTTCACGGGTATCAAACGTACCTCTACTTTAACGAGAAAGATGCTACTGAAGCATGTGGTAAAAATGGTGGGCTTTATGTGAAGCCTATATACGACGGGCCAACAGTGGCAGCAATACAGGATATTAAAGCTATTGAAGATAACCTGATCGAACAAGTTGGATTGATGTGCGACAGAGCTGTAAATATCCATGAGAAGAATATTTATGGTGAAGCTTTCTGTGTATTGAAATACGGAATACTCCCTTACCTGCGTAAACAAGGCAAATAAATGAATAACTTAATGGTCGATCTGGAAGCTATGGGCAACAAACCGAATGCACCTATCGTCGCTATCGGTGCCGTATTTTTTGAACCGGCGACAGGTGAGATTGGCCCATCATTCTATACCGCAGTCAGTCTTGAAAGTGAAGTAGCGCTCGGTGCGGTGCCGGATGCCAGTACCATTCTGTGGTGGTTAGCTCAAAGCAGTGAAGCCCGATCTGCAATTACCGACAATCCAACTCCTATCGATGCAGCCCTTCGTGGGCTAAATGATTTTTCGGCGGAGGTGTCGGGTAACTCCCGCAGGATCTACGTATGGGGCAATGGTGCTGCATTCGATAACGTTATTCTTCGTTCGGCCTATGAGCGCTGCCAGTTACAACCATGTTGGAGCTGGTTTAACGATCTCGATGTCAGAACAATGGTGCAACTGGGGCGGGCTATCGGCTTCGATCCCAAGCGAGATTTGCCATTTGATGGAGAACGGCACAATGCCTTGGCTGATGCCATTCATCAGGCTAAATACGTCTCTGCTATTTACCAGCGGCTGATTCCAACCACCAGCACCGATATTGAATAATATTTGTCACGGCCTGTGTGCGGCGGGCCTTTAAATACACAGTGTGGAGAATGACCATGGCGAGAACACAGACTTTAACAGTGTGGGCAAAAGAGGAATTTGACGAACCAGTTCCTAGTTATCCCACTCTAATAAAATATGCCAAAAGCGGCATGATCTCTCCTCCTCCAATGAAGGCGGGTAAATGCTGGCGGGTCGATAAAAATGCAAGGTTCATTGGGATGGCAATTAAGCCAATGGTTAAACAAAACGATGACCCGCGCCTGAAAAGGATAATGGAAGATGGGCAGACCACGTAAGTACAATGTCGATGTGCCGGGTCTATCATGCTATACGGACGCCAGAACCAAGAAGGTCTACTGGCGTTATAAGCATCCGGTATCAGGTAAATTCCACGGATTAGGAAACAGTGAAGCTGAAGCGAAGGCTATAGCGGTAGAAGCTAATACCCGATTTGCTCAACAGCAAATGGGCCAACTAATGACGGCAAGAGATAAAATAAGCAGGGATCTAGGTAAAGGTTTATCTGTGTCAGCATGGCTTGATAGCTACTGGAAAATTCAGGAAGAACGCCAGCGCTTGGGTGAATTGAAATTATCGACAGTAAATCAGAAAAAGACTCCCGTTAAAGTTATGCGTTCCATTATCGGCAATAAGCTATTGCCAGAAATAACAGTGAGGGATATAGCGGATATTCTTGGTCCATATAAAGACCGGGGGCAGCTCGTTATGGCTCAAGTGGTTCGTCGAGTAATTATTGATGTATTTAAAGAAGCGCAGCATGCTGGTGAAGTTCCTCCGGGCTATAATCCCGCACTGGCCACTAAGCAACCGAAATCAAAAGTACAGCGGCAGCGACTTAGTTTGGAAGAGTGGCAGACTATATATAAAGAAGCCGACACAATGCAGCCATACTTACAGAGGGCAATGCTTCTTGCGGTCGTTACTGGTCAGCGGCTTGGTGATATTGCAGGCATGAAATTTTCTGATATTTGGGATGACCATCTTCATATAGTTCAGGGTAAAACAGGGACGAGGCTGGCAATTCCTTTATCGCTTCGCTGTAATTCACTGAATATCACCTTAAGAGAAGTTATATCTCAGTGTCGAGATCGGATAGTAAGCCCTTACTTATTGCACCACCACCATGCAGTGGCCACAGCTAAGCGCGGCGGAAATATACGAGATCAAACAATAACAATGAATTTCACTGCGGCGCGTGAAGCTAGCGGGATCAAATGGAAAGATGGTACCCCACCAACATTTCATGAGCAGCGGTCACTTTCTGAACGATTATATCGCGAGCAAGGTATCGATACGAAATCACTACTTGGTCATAAAAACCAAGCAATGACCGATAAATATAATGATGATCGCGGGAAAGAGTGGATCACAATTGCTGTTTAATTTGCATCCAGTTTTGCAGTGGAGTTTTGCAGGGGTTTTGCAGAAGCATTTTTCTGAGTTTTATGTTGGGATGAAATACACCTCTTAACATGTACTTCATCCCGATTAATTACAGCTACTTATAAACAATCTCACCTTTCGGCTGATACTGACTGGCATCCAGTGGAGAGTGCTTTTCAATATACTGCTTTAGCACCTCTGCATCGATAAAACCGGTATTGACATAACCCGGCAGGGTATCAATCTTCGGATAGCCATCCCCGCCTAACGCATTGAAATTCAAGGTCGCCAGACGATAGGTTTTATTGGGGTCTAGCGGTTTGCCTTGGATTTTCACTTCGCTGACACCACTACCATCAGCCACCAGACTCACATTGGCAAACTGTGCATAAGCCCCTGAATCGACTTTCTTATTGGCTACCACCGCCAGATATTTCTCAACTTCGTTGCCCTTCATATCCGCGTAAACCAGTGTATTACCAAATGGCTGAACCTTGAGCACATCTTTATAGGTGATATCGCCCGCGTCGATAGAGTCACGAACACCGCCGCCACTCATCACGGCAAAGTCAGCGCCAGCTCGTTCCATTTGTGCAGCCAATAATAGGCGCGCCAGATTGGTCTGCTCGAAACGAACTTTGCTGCGGTCGCCCTCAAGTTTGCCATTCACGCTGCCCACTTTGACATCCAGTTGCGCCTTGCCCTGCTCTTCAAAGGGGGTCAGCAGTTTCAGCATTGACAGATCTTCGGCAATCTCTTGCGTATAAAAGACCCGCTCACTGGTGCCATCGGCTTTCTCGACTTTTTTCTTTAAATTGATCGGGATTAACTGATAACTCACCAACTTCAGCTCACCGTTGCGGAATTTGAAATCCGCCCGGCCAACATATTTACCCCACTCATGGGCCTGAACGATCCAAGTCCCATTCTGCCGATCCGGCGCACAAGGAGTGCCCGGCACATAATCGGCTTGCTTATGGTTCTCGCTGGCCATACAGACGGGGTCCTGTGAGTGACCACCCACTATCATATCCAAATAGCCTGCCGGTAAGCTGCGGGCCATTTCGACATCACCCGGTGCATTAGATCCATGCTTGCCGTCATCATAATGTCCCATATGGGTCGCCGCGATAATGATGTCTGGTTTCTCGGTTTTCCGCAGTTGCTCAACCACTTGCTTCGCTTCTGCCGCTGGCTGCCGGAATTCAATATCGGTAAAATACTCGGGATTACCGATTTTAGCAGTATCGTCAGTGGTTAACCCTAGCACCGCAATTTTCACCCCCTGTTTATCAAACAGGGCATAAGGCTTAAAGAGCCGCTGTTGCGTGCTTTTCTGGTAGATATTGGCGGACAAGAGTGGGAAGGTTGCCCACTTTTCCTGCTGACGCAGCACACTCAGCGGATTATCAAACTCATGGTTGCCGATAGCCATCGCGTCATATCCGACCAAATTCATACCACGAAAATCAGGCTCTGCATCTTGTAAATCGGACTCCGGAACACCAGTATTAATATCACCACCGGAGAGCAGTAACAGGCTCCCACCTTCTGCGGCAACTTGTTTGCGGATGCTATCCACCAGCGTTTTTTGTGCCGCCAGACCATACTCGCCGTGATCGTTTTGCCAGAAGTGCCCATGGTGATCATTGGTATGCAGTATGGTGATGTCGTAAGTTTTATCTTTTTCCCAGGCAGCAGCCCATCCCGGTGCAAACGCCAGCGACACAGCCAAGGCACAGGCTGTGGTCGATAATGAAAAACGCAT